GATTCATAATATAAGTTATATTGTTCTATCTCTTCTAACGTTATTGAAGTATTAGCAAAACTATCGAAATAATTTCCATATAAATCAAACATTTGACCTACAAATGTAATATCAACATAAAGTTTCTTTTCTTCGTATTGAAGAGCGTGTAACACATCAGTATAATAATCATAATCTTCATAATCAGTTTCTGTTACACCAGATTGTTGAATTACATAATCCCTTAAAACACTATCAATTTTATAATAAAGGTTATAATATAAACCATATTCAGTCTCTAATAATATCTTCCAACCACCTGGTTTAACCATAGCGAATAAATCATATACTGCAGTGGCTGCTTCTTTAATTTTTAAAACTATTATTCCCCAAGAATAATAATCTCTACTTGTTAAATGTTTTTTAGAATCTTGCTGATAACTCAATCTTTCAAATATAATATCTCCACCATCTGCAGCAGACTTACAATAAAATCCTTTAGATTTATTAATTAATCCTTCTTTAACAAAATAGATTGAATTTTCTAAATTTTCTATTGTCGAATCAGATGCTCTTGTCCATGTAATATCTGAGACTATATAAACACCATTTTCGCTTAAATCAATTTGGTCTTTTACCAATACCCTATCGCCACTTTTGACTTCTACATTATCGATCGTCTGCTCTCCGGATAACGTAATATTTTCAGTAGTTGCTGCTACAACTGGTTCTCTCCATATGTAACCTGTCGTAAATTTATCGAAACCTGATTTATTTAAAACAAAAATATCCTTATAAGGTTCATATAACTCTATATCCGGATCCAGTTGATACAGATTAAAATTAAATGAAAATTTTGTACCTTTTCTTTTATATAATTCAATAATATTAATTAGCAAATTACGTTGAAAAGCTACATCTAAATTGTCATTCCATTTATAACCTAAGAAAAAGGCTAAGTAAGGGAGATATTCATCTCTAATATTTGTTATCGACGTATACGATAATATCTCCATTACTGAATCACTTACAATGTCAAATATATTTTCATCTATAACATTTAAGTATTCTTCTAATACCTTAACAGTACCTCTGGCATTAACATCAGTTAAAATATCATTATTCTTTGTATATTCTGGTAAAATAGAATATAGAAACGCCATAATCTCTTACTCCTTATTTATCCAATTTTATACTATTACTATGTTAATGTTACCAACATCTGCTATTTCGTATGGTAATAAATTATATTCTTCTGTAGTGTATTCAAACGTAGTCAATTCATTTAATTTTTTACGAGCAGCAGGAGTAACTATTATTTTTTTCTTATCTATTTCCTTGACATAATATTCTACATTTTGATCAGTAGTATCTACGATCTTCCTAATAATATCAACATAATATTTATTGTTAGGAGGTAGTTTGGCACGTCCTGTAGCAGTCCAAGATATTACTTTAGTATTTTCTTCTAATGTATAGTCTACTCCTTCAACGAATATATTTGATGCACTAGTATAAATCTTGTTAACTTTGACTAAATATTTATCATTCATAACAGAGCTTATATAGTCTTTAGTAGAGCTACCGCTTCTTAACATTACTATAGTATCTGCTACAAAAGAAATCATACTACTTTGAGTTAATTTAGATCCAATTCCAAATCTAGGATAATCGTTCAAATAAAATATATTTGATCCTTCTGGAACATTTGCTGCCAATGTAGGTACATATTTTTTGCTAGTAATTACTATTTCAGTGCATGCTAAAATATCTCTATCAATTGGAGTATCTAGATATAATTTATTTCCTATCTTAAATAGTACTCTGTAATATTTTGTTGGTGCATCGGCAAAATAGATAGATATGTTGTTTAAATTCATCAAAGTATAATCGATTTTACTTAAATCTATATTTGAATCTACGCTAAATTCTATTTCTTTGGTACCATAAGAATGGTCGACTGCCGTCTGCAAAGTCGGATATATTAAACTACCAACTCCTATATTCATATCTGCTGTAATAGGATCAGCTATAGTTAAAGTATTATTTTCATTATCAACTGAAACGACAGTAGTTGATAACGCTAACTCATTATTAATATCTAATATATTTATTTTAGCTCCAGCTTTTATAATATTTAAGTTGTCAATATACTTTATAGTAGTGCTACCATCAGTTGGAGTCTCAGTTACATACATAGTTCTCTTTTCAGTAACTGACAATTTATTAATTGTTTTAACTCCTTGTACACTCATTATACGTTTATAAATTTCAGTTTCAGAAACGTTTTCTCCAAAATCCCTGTTTTCCCAATATAAATAGTCATGTATAGTTTCGCGTATTTTATTGGCTACAATAGAAGATGAAACATTCGGCATAATAGATATATTTGCCTCTACATCAAATGTTATAAACACAGGGTCAATAATATCTATTTGTGTTGCAACTATCTTCTTTTCTTCTAAGTAATCTTTAACATATTGTCTAAATGCATCATTAGGATATCTTCCTTTTTCAGGAAGTATGCTTACTTTTACACCAAATATTCCTATCTCGTCCATTATACTATTGTCGATTACAGCGGCTTTTTTAACACTGGGAATTGATAGTGCTACATCCTTGTAATCTTGTAATGTGACGCATCTATGTTGGGTCCTGTATATACTTGGAACATTTCTTTTTACTTCATCGATAGATTCAGCATCGGATGCTCCAACTGCTGCTTGTTCATTAGTAACCTTAATATTTGTAATAGTATTATTCTCTGAGTCGTAAATTAAATCAAAAATTTCTGTGATAGTAAATGGCATCACATTATGTGATTTGTCAGCACCAATTATATACGTAACATCAATTAATAAATTCTTATCTGGGTTAACCCCATAATTACCGTCACCAAAAGTAATATAAGCATTAAACTCTTCATCGTAATCGATAGTAAATTGTTTAACACTTCCTCTAGTATCTATAAAATCAACTTGAGTATATTCTTCATCATTTACCAAGACTGTTTCTATCTTATTAACCGGAGATTTTTGTAATTTATACCTATACCTAGGTATACCATTTGATATAATAGATTCTGTGATAATGGTACCAGATTTTGCTTCTACTTCTACGTATAATTCACCTGGATATATTGTTTTGTTTTCATTGGTATAGAATGGTATACCATCTACGCTAAGTAGCTTTGTATATTTTGGGATGTAAATAGGATAATTATGTGCTTCTTCTATCATAAATTTAACAGTGACTGTTGCTTGAGAAGGAGGACTTGGCTTATAACCTATCGTCCTAGCTAAAGCATATACACTTGTCTTAGTCTTAGCTGTAGGTAAGAAGCATTCATTAACGTTCATATTTAAATAATAATTCATCAGTGCAGCTTCGTAAGCAAATGCTTCTAGCAACTCAACTCCAAAGTTGCTAGCTAAAAAGTCAGTCCATCGATTTGGTAATCTTTCTTTAACTCTCTTCTTTAATAATTCTACTATTTCTTCAAAATCTATTGGCAATTTTTCTATCTCGTTTAAATTGATTTTGTTTTCACTCATAGTTTAAATCTCCTACCTTTTAACCTGTAATTTGAAAATTAAGAGTATCTTCTAAATCATATCTTTTATACCTAAAAGATATGGCAACTTTTATAGTATGGTTATCTATGTCTGGATCAATTTCTACGTAATTAACTTCTATCCTTGGTTCTTGTTTATTAACAGCATATATTATTTCTTCTTTAATTTCTTCTAAAAGCATACCATCTAAAGGCTCAAACAACATTTTCCTTAAATTAATACCAAACTCAGGCTGCATTACTCTTTCACCTTTATTGGTACCTATTATTCTTTGAATAGAAGCGCGTATTAAATTTCTATAATCATCAGTTTCCATAATACCTGGCAAAAATATATCATTACCTACTTTTATTGGTATCGGTCCACTGAAACCAGCTGCTTCTTTATCTTTTGGATATGTATATTCGTATGTATAAGACATCTATCATCACCTATAATTAAATTATTTTTTCAGAAACGGATTTTTAGTTGACGAAAACATTATTACTACCATTAACATGATTACCTTTTTGACCACAATTTATGCAGACAGTAATATCACCTATTCTGGTTAAAGCTAATCCATTAACTAATACATTAGGGCTGCCTTGTACAGATTTATACGTACCGCCATGTGGACAATTTGTCGGTCCTGTATCTGTTACACGATGGGCTTTTAAGTTATTTATATAAGTATTTGGACTACCGGTCGCATTAG